TTGCCGGGATAGGCGACATCTACGATCCGACTACGGATACCTTTAACTCACCGCCGGAATGAATCTTTCCGCCATCAAACCCACGCAGCTAGTCGGGCCTGACGATCCGGCGACTATCCTTGCTCCCGACCCTTATTTGACGTGATTGAGCTAGCCTCACTCATCGTAGCCATAGGGAAGGCCATTCCGCTCATTTCTAGGCTATTAAACGAGATTGAGCGTATCCGAGTAGCCCAAACCCACGATGACATCGACAAAGCCATTGCTGAGGCCCGTAAAGCCCCTCCTGTGTGTGCTCACCCTGCTTGCCCTTTGCGGGTGCCAGACCCGAACGGGCTCGGTGGACCGCTTCCTAAAGCACCCTGAGTTCATTGCTGCCGCCCAGCACGCCCCTAAGTTCACTGGGGATGTGCTTCACGCTCTGGCAGAAGCAGAACGAAAACCGTGGTAGGATAGGACTGATGCTCCAAGCTAAGGACTACATCGTTGCCGGGACGCCAGTTATGGCTTCAGTCACCCTTGGACAGGTGAATCAAGTGGCGGCTCTGGTGGGCACCATTCTTGGAATTGCATACCTACTCTGGAAATGGCGGAGGGAGGCCAAGTGAAGAAGGCGGATATGCCTTGCAACCAGCCGATGAAGAGCTGGAGGGCGGGGAAGAAGAAGGTGGTGAAGGCTTGTGCGAATGGACAGGAGAGGATCGTCCATTTCGGTGATAGTTCGATGAAGGACTACACCCAGCACCGTTCCAAGGAGCGCCGGAAGTCCTATTGTGCCCGTTCTGGGGGTATTAAGGGCGGGGAAGGTAAGCTTTCCGCTAACTACTGGGCGCGTAAGGTACTCTGGTCCTGTTAATCCTATGAGCAAATCCGGCGAACGCTACAAAACGAAGGCGCAGATGAAGCGCCACGAGCAGATGGAGTCCAAGAAAGAGCGTATGATGGAATACGGCTCGATGAAGATGAAGAACCACGGGACTTCCCGTAAGAAGTGCTCCTAAGATGCCCTTGACCAAAAAGGGGGCCAAGGTGATGGCCGCGATGGAGGCCGAGTACGGGAAGGAAAAGGCCCAGCGCGTGTTCTACGCGATGGCTAATTCCGGCAAGCTGAAGGGCGTCGATTTCAAGCGGAAGCGGCGGTAAGTGGTAGGATAGGTGTATGCCTGTCCTGTCCACAGTTGGTGCTGCCTCTTTGCGGGCGTTTGGGGCCTTCCGTCAGGGGACGGCGGCTGGGTTCATCTCAGCCACGGGCGGGACGATCACCACTAGTGGGAATTACAAATACCACACATTTACGTCTTCGGGGACGTTTTCAGTGTCGTCGGCTCCTTCTGGTAGGACGATTGACTTCATCCTAGTTGCGGGCGGCGGCGGGGCTTCTGGAAGTGGAGGTTATGCTGCTGGCGGTGGCGGCGGTGTGGTGGAGCGGTCTTCGCAGACTGTCGCCTCTGGCTCATATTCTGTTACCATTGGAGCCGGAGGGGCCGTTGGGTCGTCTGGTGGTAATTCCCTTTTTAAGGGCGATACTGCTCTTGGTGGTGGATCGGGCAATCCTACGGGCCAAGGCTATTCTGGTGGCAGTGGCGGTGGCGGGTCGTCTGGTGGTACGGCGTTGCAACCTACATCCGCATCAGGTGGTTATGGGTATTCTGGTGGTGTTTACGGTGGCGGTGGCGCAGGAGGTGTTGCTAACGGCGATGAAGGTGGCCCTGCATACACGAGTGCATTGTTTAGCAATGATTACGCTGGAGGCGGTAGCGTAGATGAAACCGCTGCTGGCGCAGCCATTGACGGCGGTGGCGGCTCTGCCAATACGGATACTGGGCAAGCGTATGCAGGCGGTAATGGCGTTGTGGTCGTTCGATATCTTTACCAATAATGGCCCGTTATTTCAGTTACGGTAAACTCGATACCAATATTGCTGATGACGGCGATGTGGGCTTTGCGCGTGTCAACAACCGCCTCCGACCTGACCAGTTGAAGGGCGGGGAGGTCGCAGCTAGTCTCAATGGTCGTATGGACCTAGATGGGGCTTGGCAGACCAGAAAGGGCTTAGAAAGCTTTGGTCCCACGCTGACTGCTAATACGGAGTCCATTCGGCTTACATCGCCCGCAGTCTGGAAGCTCTACGGGAGTGTTAGCATCACCTCGGCAAGCCGCTCTGGAACTACGGTAACGGTCAATACGGCCACCAATGCCTTTACCAGCAGCACGCTGGTCAATATTGTTGGTATTACGGGTACGGTAGACCCCAATGGCAATCGACTGATTACGGTGGTGAGCACCACCCAGTTTACATTCACACTAACTGGGGCTACTGGTAGTGAAACTTACACCGTTACGGGGGCTACGGCTGGTCCTCCTAAACTTGGTAGTGCTGGTGCTACTGGGGTTTACGGTTCCTGTCTGTTCTCTGATCCAACCAGCGATAACGCCAATTACATCATTAGGGCTACGGACAGCAATGCCATTGCTACGCCGGTAGCGGGCGGGGCATCCACAACTATCGCCTATCCCGCTGGAGTCAGTCTTTCCAGAACCGTAGAACTCCTGCAAGTCTTCGACAAAGTATTCCTCTTCCGTGGGGGAGAAGCGGCTTTGGAGTGGAATGGAAGCCTTTCTGGAAGCCCGGCGTTTACAGCGGTTGCTAGCGGCGTTTACACTCAACCAACCTACTTCGATGCGTCGTCCAACGCCTCGATCACTGATGGTTTGGTGACGATTTCCGCCAATTCCCACGGACTTTCGGTTGGAGACTTGGTGTACGTTATTGATCGAGGATCGTCTGAGCTTCAAGAGGGGGAATTTTCCTACACGGTCAATACGGTCCCTAATTCCAATAGCTTTACCTTTTTGGCTCAGGTTCCCGACGTATCTTCGGATCGCATTGTGGTTTCTAGAAAGGTTAGTGCAGGAAAGGGGTTCATCCATATGCCCGCTCCTGCGTGGGGCTATTACCACCAAAGGCGTCTATGGGTTCCGTATTGGTACGAGCCCGCTAGTGGGTCATACACTGACAGGAATATCAGAGACGAGATCATTGCGTCTGACATTCTTGACAGCGACACCTACGACCGTATCCAGAACCAGTACCGGATTACGGCTGGCATCGCGGACTACGTGGTGGGTTTCCAAGGGTTTGCGGAGGACAACCTCCTCGTCTTCAACCGCAACTCCATCCACCTGATCCGTGGTGTGAACGGGGCGGTGAGCGATACGTCCGTTCAGATGATTACTTCCGAGATTGGATGCGTTTCTCGGAAATCCATTCTTCAGATTGGCAATCAGGTTCTGTTCCTTTCCGACAACGGGGTATATGCGGCGGCCTTCGGTGACCTTTATAACCTAAGAGGTGCAGGCGTACCATTGTCGGAACCCTTCGCGGCCACTATCAAGCGGATCAACATTGACTACGCCTACAAGGCTGTCGCCGCATATTTCAACAACCGCTACTATCTAGCGGTGCCCTTGGATGCGTCTACGACCAATAATGCCATCCTGATTTACAACTTCCTGAATCAGGGCTGGGAGTCTTTGGATACCACTGGTCAAACTGGCTGGGAAATCGACAACTTCATTGTGGCTGAGAATAGCGGCCTAGCGTCGCTTTATACCATTAGCCCGAATGGTTCCATCCACATAGTAGATTCCCGCGAGGACGGTAATGACAATTTGTCTCTGTTTGCCGGGGTTTCGGCATCCATCTACCCCATTTCAAGCAGCGTTACGACCCGTCAGTATAACTACAAGATGATGGATCGTAAGAAGTTCAATTCCTATGAGTTCCATATTGAAAGCTCTTCTTCGGAGTCCTCGAACGCGACGTTCTCGGCGGAGGTGGAGAATCCCGATGCCACTATTGATCTTGGCAGTCTCTCAAGCCTCCTTGGCTCCAATCTGGCGGTAGCCGAAGATGCGTCGCTGCGTGGTAGAATTGGAAACAAGCGCGGATATGGCATTCAGATGACGGTGGCCCCTACCAATGGGCGACCCAAGCTGAGAGCCGTAAAGGTGCAGGCGATGATCACCGACCCAACCATCTCTCAAGCTTCCTAATATGCCTGTCCTGTCCAAAGGCACTACGTTTGCCACTAACGACGCTCCTACGGCCACTACGCTCAACAATCTGGTGGATAATGCCACCTTTGCGTCTGGGTCGGTAGATGATGCTACGACTCAGCTTTCGGGTGGGGCTATCATCGTAAAGGACGGCGGCATCACTACGGCCAAGCTGTCTACGGGAGGGCCTACTTGGACGAGTGGCGGTGCCCTGACGGCGACCTCGATCCAGAATAGCCCGATTGGTTCAACTACGGCCTCTACGGGGGCGTTTACGACCCTTTCCGCGTCCGGAACTACGTCTGTCTACGAGGTTATTGAAAAGGCCACCATTTCGGCTTCTGCACTGACGGGTACGGTCAATTTCAATGTGCTGGATGGAGGGGTGGTCTACTACACGGCCAATGCCTCGGCTAATTGGACGCTGAACGTACGCGGAAACAGCTCCACGACGT